GTCTTAGAGTCTTGCTTAGTCTGAATGATCGAGTTGATGTTATTTCCGATATACGGACCAAAACGACCATCTCTAACGTATTCCCGGCGGACCTTATTTTGGAACCGGGTGGTTTCGTTAGCACTTGCTACTTGGCTTCCAGCCATTGCAGTTCACCTCGTTTAGAGGACTGCTAAAATAGATCGTCAATCGTAGTGGTAGAGGCTTTCTCTACGTCTTCAGAATTGGATCCACTAGCAGTCTTGTTTGCTAATGAAGGCGTACTGGTTTTCTCGGTTTCCTTAGTTTCAGAGCCTGTGGTTTCTTCAACCTTTTCTTCTGTGTTTAGCCCTGCAAGGATTTCCGCTTTTAACCTTTCGCGATAAGCGTCGGGATCACCTATCTCAGCCAGTAATTGATTTTGTTTGGCTGTTTCATAGGCGAATTTGGCAGGGTTGTCGCTGTTCTTCATCTTCTCGAAAAGAGAAGCATCAGACTGTCCCATCTCAATAAAGATTTTTTCCATTTCCTCATAGTCTTCTTTTGCATCGACCATGAGAGAACGGCTCATTGAAATTTTGTCAGCTTGAGAAGTAGCCTTAACCTCGTTCAATATCTGATTCCTAAATCCTTCAGGATCAGCAACGGGGTCAATTGCCTCTTCTTTTTCCTGTTTTAAGGTAGCAAGCTGTTGTTCAAGCTGCTGCCTCTTGTTGCGCTCATCGGCATACGCCGCGAAGGGAATTACTTCCCGATTAGCTGGTTCGTCTTGTTTCTCCGATGATGGCGGCTCATCGCTTTTCTCTTCGCCCTTTTCCTCGGTTTCAGCTTTGGTCTCCTCCGGCTTGATCTCGGCCTCGGTTTCCTTCACTTCCTCTTCAGAACTTTCGCTAAAGACATCTTCCAGTGTTTCTGTACTCATTTGTTACTCCATGCCCGCAGTGCGGCATCCACAACGCCCGTTTGACCCGGCGGCAGTCTACGCCCGAAAAAGACCCGGCGGCGGTCATTTGCTCTTATGAGCGAATTAGAGTGAGACCGAAGTGGCCTCTTGAGGAGGATTGTTCACCATCAACTGATTTTTAAGTTGCTGGGTTAGGGCCTCCATGCCCTTCTTAGCAGCTTCAGCAGAATCCACTTGGAACTGACCTTGAGTTTCCAAGTTCTTGCGCTGCTCTTCACTTTGAACGGTTTGAGCCTGAAGCTCTAATTGTTGTTGTCTGCGGAAATTAATATTCCGTATCAGGTCATCTTTGTTTCTTAAATCTGTTAGTTCGAGAATGTCTGTTATGTCTAGCTCAGGTCGCGCCTGGGCAAGTTCAAACATCATTCCCAGTTGTTCTTTCTGCCAGTTGATAGTGTCTGGCGATTGTTCAATGATGATGTCCATATCCAATTCAGGAATTGGGTTTCGATGCTCAATGGTTTCATTGAGTCTTGGGTCTTGTGCTTGAGACAGAGCTTGTAAAACTAAAGCCGCTTGTTGTCGCTGTTGAGGATGTTGCGATTGGTCCTCGGCAACTTCTTGCAAGCGTTGACCAAAAGTAATATCAGCATTCAATCCAACATAACGAAGGGAGTTGTAGTCATCGGTGACTTTAATCCACTTCTCTTCGTTCCATTCAGATTTAATTCTCCACCACAACTGGCGGTAGATTCTTAACTCCCAGTTGGAAATCGTGTCGAATAGAGATTGGGTTTCTAAAAGACCCGCGCCTTGAAGTTTGTCTACTGCAGCACCGGACAAGTCACCTTTCCTTTCACCGGAGAGTTGAGCATTAAACGAAGTAGAGTCTAGTGACTGTAGGGAGTGGCGGAGTAGATTAAACTGCGCGTCCGCCATGTCTCCGTTCTTGAGAACTTCAAAATCACCTTTCTCACCGTCGTACTCAACGTGACCGTTCGCCTTGGAGAGTTCCCGCTTCATCTTGGGAACGTCTGAGATAGCACCTTTCCTGCCGGCAGTTTGCCGTTGTGACAATAAAGCCAGGTACTTAGAACGTCTGTGGTTTACTTCGTCCTGGTTATCAAGGAAATGTGAGACTTCGGAAAATCTGTTGTTATCTCGGTCGATGTAGGTACACATCAATTCGATAGGATTAGTAGGTTCACCCTCTTCGTCTAAGTAGGGAGAGGGGTCATCGCTTAAACTCATATCCCCAGAAAATACAGCCAATCTCCACTCATCTTTCTTCAGGTAGAATTCTTCTGCTACTCGAATGCGAGGACGGTTATTTGTATCTTTATACCAACGGGGCTTGTCTTCTAGTGTCCCGCCGTCTCTATCCCACTGACCGAATGCTTCATCCCATTTCTTCTCCCCGAATTCGTCAACAAAATCTTCTTTGTCCATCCAGAGAATAAGACCCATGTAACGAGAGTCTTTAAAATCTCTTCTCGTAGAATAAGGGTCGTAGTAAATTCGGTCCCAAGGAATGCGTATGATTGTTTCTGAAGATTCAACTATCGCGCCACCGTAGCCTTCGACAAATAAATCTTCCGAACAATCTAACTTAGTAGAATCAAAACCCGCTTTATCAGAGGAGTACCTTAAAGCATCGGTAATGGATTGAGACGACTTCTCATGTTTAGGAGTACGTGCGTAGGCTTTGGGATCTGTTCGGCGGGAAATCAAAAGCCCCTTTAATCCTTCAACCTTTGGCTTGATTCGGTTATCGACAATAGGAGCCTGGTTTCTTGCTCGTAAATCAGCGACTTCTTTTTCAGTCCATTGGATACCGTTTTTGTAATCGCGGCACTTCTCAGATAGCTCTCTAGCGTCCATCGTCATATCTAAAAAGTCATGCACGTGTTGCTTCATGCAACCCTCCACGATTCATATTCGTATTCGTCATCCATTCCGTAATCACACATTGGAATCTTTTTCTCTTCTACTTCTTGGTTGGCTTCGGACTTCCAGGAAATAGCCACGTACCTAAAGGCGTCTGCATAGTGAGATGCCCAGTCATGTTTTGGTTTTGCTTTTAGGGAAATGTCATCGGGTTGAGCTTCGCGCCGATACTTCCTTAAACCCTTGATCCCAACTTCACATCGTTCCATGTCAAACCAGGATTGGTTAAAGGTAGTCCGTGCTGCGAGTATCCCATCTTCCAAAGACATGCTTGTGCAAATGCGCACACTTCCCAAAACTGCAGCTAGTTGCTCTTGGGCAGACTTACCTTGAGATTCAAATCTCTTTGCTTTCGCGTCGTGAGGTAACCAGTGGGATTGATAATCGTATCGCTTGCGGTGTTCAGCCCCCTCGTAGTCTTCAGCTTCGGAAAGAGAAACATCCTTGTTGTCTTTCTTCCCTGTAACTCGTACCTCGCCGTCCACAATGTTTATCTGAACTCTCTTCCCTAAAACTTGGGAGGCGAATTCAGAAGGGTCGCCACCGGATGCTCCGTAGCAATCAATAAGATGTAATTCAGGGCCGGCAACTTGATACCACCAGATAACCGTGTCATCCGTTCGACCAATATCCCAGGCGGTAAAAACTTTTAAATTAGGATCGTGAGGAACCTTGGTAATTCGTTCCTCGTCATACGCCTTTCTAAGCTGAGAGGCGTAGATAGCACCCTCTAACCACTTTCTAGGCTTTCCTTCCCAAATGTGATCGTAAGAATCAGGATCCCTTTCTTTATGGGCTAGGCGTTCTTCGTTTAAAACTTCAGGAAACCAAGGGTTATCTTGCCAGCCGATCTGACATACCCAGGCTCTTAGGTCTTCACCCGATACCCATCTCTCGAAAGCGTAGTCGTCTTCAAATTCAGGGTTAAAGGTGACCCAAATCTCAGAGCCAGGTTTACGAATGGTGGGGATTAAAATGTCCCAAGATTTTTTAGTTACCGCGTTCCCCTCTTCCACCCAGACAAAATCAACACCTTCGTATGACTTGATGCCTTGGACGTTCTGGGAAAGACCCTCAAAATTAAATTGAGTCCCGTTAGCCCCCCTCACTTCGTTGTGGAGGACTTGGTAGAAGTCATCAAACCCTAATTGATTAACCTGATCTGAAAGAAGAGTCAGTACAGAGTCTTTAATCGACTTTTGATACTCGCGACAGCAGAGAACACGAATGGGTTTGGATCTTCCAATAATTAGAAGCGCACGAGCTACGGACCAGGACTTAGCACCCCCCCGGCCACCGTACATAACTTTGTATCTACTGGGATTGAATAAGGGCTGGAGTTTCTTAGGAAACTGTATCGGCTCCATCCAATAATTCCGCTCTGTCCGTGATGTCTAGTGCTGGTGTGAAGGCTACGGGTATTTCTGTTAGCTGATGGGTTACATGCCCAGAAGTCTCAACCTTTTGTGTAGCCTTCCCTTCCGTTCTGTCTACGTAGAACTCAATCGCCCACTTATCTCCCTTAACCGCGAGGTCTACTACCTGCTCGCAAATCTTTCTAATCGCATTTACTTTCTTCCCCTCATCGTCTCGGTACTGCATAGCAGCCTTAACAAGATGAGAGGTGACCATTGCGTTATCTGTAAACCGAGTATTCTTATCTTCAGGCTTTTTAAACGGCCGGCCAGCCTTCTTACGAAATGTCCCATTCTTATTAACAATGGGCTTGCCATCCTCTTCCTGGTGTATGGCGGGATCAAATACATCCCCATTAATGTCACGATCTGACAATTAGCTCTCCATACTTAACCGTTACCTGTTCCGAACTTTGTAAACGAATGGCTTTGTAGTTTTTCAGGCAAATAGCGTTTAGAGGGGCATTGGGAATTGCGGCAGAGATATGAAGATCCCCATTAAACTCAAACAACATGCCTCGGGATAAATCACCAAAGTCCACAGTCTCTTTTTGCTCGCGCTCAATCTTGATTGTCATTGGTAGCCTTTATATGCCACTCGCCATTAACGAATGATGTGTAAGTGATTGTGAGTTCCATAATCTCTCCTAGCTATAAGTCAGCTTATTGTTGTGGGTATACACCCACCTGCCTAAACGAAATTCTTGGGTAAACCATCTGCCCGGCTCGAAGTTGTTTCCAACCTTCACAGCCTCAACCCGATCTCTTAATCTGGTGGACGTGTCTACAAGCCCGTTTTTCGATAGCAGCTCTGCGATCTGTGTATGCGCTCCAGTTAGAAGATTGAAAAGCTCCTCCGTGTTTGTGGAGTCCTTACATTTCAAATCTAGAGCATGGATAAGAAGCTGTTTTAGCGAAGAGTGATAAGACTCCTTGAATTGAGTCTTGGGATTACCCTCCCTGTCCTTTCCCTGGTATGGAGACTTCAATCTCCAACCCTCCCTGTAGCGATCTATCTCAAATCCGTCGAAAGTCATTTACGCCGCCCTTTTTTCAAGTCTGCGGTATAGGTTGGCTAGCTGGAGTTGCTTCTGGTTGACGTGCTTCATAAGCCAGCTCGCTCTCCAGGGGTTCTTAGCATTCCCAGAGACCTCCAAAGCATATCCTTGGTGCGCTCAACTTCTTTGATTTTGTCTTTCAATTGCCCAACAGTCCGTGTGGCCATGTTCCCTCCTTGGAAAAATCAGAAAAATGAAAAAGTGCGATGTGGGTCTATACCGGAGTATTAGGTTCCCTTTTCCTCAGCGGACCCTATACCCCCCCTTCCGAATGCCTGCAGGCCCCCCCCGATCGTGACTGGGAAAC